AAGGAGGGCTGCATTGTCGCCTTCCATCCAAGACAAAGAAATAAGCCCCCACATGTGGGGCTTTTTCGTTTAGGTCGTGTACTGCATCTAATGGAAGGTGGGGTCACTTATTTAGCTGAAGACGTTATCAGAGCAATGGGGTTTAGTCGGGTCAGTTACTATGATTAAGATTATTTATAAACAGGATCCTTTGTCCGAAGAAAAGACAGTGGAATATGCTCACACCATAGGGCAATGGCTAACTTCCAAATATGAATCTATGCCTGAGCATGTCCGTATTTTTCATACATCAAGCAATATGGATCATGCGGAAATTTCGTTTGCCAATGAAGTTACACCTAAGAATGCTCATGACTTAAAACAGCTAGATTTCTTACCTGGCACTTTTATTGTGATTGAAAATCCGAAAGGTATGCCTGCACTTATTGCGGCAATCGTTTCTATTGTTTTAAGCGTGGCGGTTGCATTTTTAATGCCCGCACCATCGATTGCTCAAACTAACCAGAATAATAACCAATCCTCATCTGCAAATAATGAACTTTCAAATCGTGAAAATAAGATGAGGGTAAATGGTCGCATTACAGATAACTACGGTGCTGGATGGAATACACCTGATCTGATTGCTGTGCCTTACAAGGTTTATGAAAATAACGTTGAAGTTGAGCATATTGTTGGCTGTATTGGTCGTGGCCACTACAAAATTAATGGTGCTTATGACGGTGAAACCAACATTGTTGATATTGCCGGGGCATCAGTCGAAGTTTTCCGACCAGGTGTAGATATTGTTTCTGGACAGCCCTATTTTTCAGTTGGTACTGAAATTACCACACCGCCATTAACTGTTCAGCATCAAAACTCAGTAAATGGACAAGTCTTACGCCCAGCCGATACTCAAAGTCTGGATGGTACCAACTATCTCCATTTTGCATATCCAAATGAGATCCTACGGGCAACGGCAAACAATACAGATTTAACGACTAAGTTTGTCAGCAATGACCGAGTTGAAATCACTAATGCTTCTTTTACTTATAACGGTCAAACCTACGATTTAAATGGTACTTACAGTGTTCTATCGGTTGCTGATGATCGCATGACGTTATCAAATCCGGCTGCCGTTAATGCTAACTGGTTAAAGCTTAAAGAGTTAAGTAACCAGCAAACAGTAGCTTTGTCACCAAAGATTAGTTCAATAGGCGAAAAGTGGATTGGCCCGTTTATCCTGGACAACATTGAACGCAGTCGTGTCATTTTTAACTTTGTGGCCACAAATGGACTTTATACAGTCTCTTCAGGGGGAAATCAGGGTGCTGTAAACGTCACGATTGAAGTTGAAGTCACTCCAGTGAATGAATCGGGCGCTGCAATTGGTAATCCAATGCTAAAGCAGATCATTCTTAAGGGGTCTGCAAAGTCACGCCAAACGGTTGGTGCAACGCTGGATATGGTCACATTTCAGGGCCGCTGCAGTGTACGTGCACGAAGATTAACACCAACTCCAGCAGTTACCACTGTTGTTGATGATGTGAAGTGGCAAGCATTGTATGGTGCTTATCCGTTGCAAAGTACAGTGTATGAACATGAAACAGTTTTCCGTGCACGTACATATGCAACGACTGGAGCTTTATCTGTTAAGTCACGCAAGATCAATTTTGATCTTCAGCGGATGTTGCCGACTTATAAAAATGGTGCAATGACGACAGAGCTATTTCCAACGTCTAGCTTTGCTGATGCACTGGTCTCAATGACGCTTGATGACAAGATTGGCCGCCGTACGATTGATGAGATTGATATAGAAAATATCTACCGTACTTATAACGATATTGTCGATTATTTTGGCACACCGTTAGCCGCAGAGTTCTGTACCACCATTGATGATACCAATCTTTCATTTGAAGAGTTGGTAACGAATCTTTGTGATGCAGTGTTTTGTACTGCCTACCGGCAAAACAATAAGCTCAAAATTTACTTTGAACGACCAACAGATAACTCAGTTTTGCTGTTTAACTTCAGGAATATCATTCCTGATAGTTACAAGCATGATCTGACCTTTGGTGTGATGGATGACTACGATGGTTTGATCTATGAATACACAGATCCGACCGATGATAGCCGTATTAATATTTACTTGCCGGATAAAGGAGCCAAAAACCCTAAAGAGGTGAAATCGGTAGGTGTACGTAATAAGTGGCAAGCGCATTTCAATGCGTACCGGCTTTGGAATAAACTTCGCTTTCAGCGTAAATCTATCACCTTTGATGCAGCACCTGAGTCTGAATTACTGGTTTTACGTGATCGCATCGCTGTAGCTGATTATCGAAATGGAATTCATCAAAGTGGCGAGGTAGTGCAGCAAGAGGGTTTAATCCTGACTTTAAGCCATGATGTAGATTTCATTGCGGGCAAGAGCTATGTGATTTATCTGCAAATGGGCGATGGTAGCGTAGACTTGATTCCTATCACTGCTGGATCTGCTAAGAACAAAGTTATTTTAGGTCGCTTACCAAATGGGGCATTAAAGTTAAGCCCTGATGATTTCGTTAATACGATTTATACAGTCGTTAATGACGATACAAAAGACTCATTGCCTTACTTAGTTGCTAAGAAAGATCCGGTTGATAAGTTCTCAAATACGATCACGGCAGTTAATTACGATGTGCGGTATTACCTGAATGATAAGGACTTCATTGATGTGCCAGTTGATGATTCTCCGATTTACATTCGATATGACCAGCTAGACCTAAATCTAGCTCGTTTGTACCAGATGCAACGAGGTGACTTGCCAACGACTGGAGAAATTAGCTTTATTGTTGAAGCGGGTGCTTTGGTTTCGAGTTCTAGTTCGCTTCGACCAGAAACAAGAATGGTTTATAAGTTTGACTATAACTCTAGTCCACCAAAACAAGAGTTTATTGTACCTGCCGCCCCAGAACTGCCAGCGATTGATACAGGGGAGTTTCCTCCTGGTCTTACTGTAAATCTTACGATTAAAGGTTCAGTGGTTGGGCGTGGAGGTGATGGAGGTTTGCCCCATCTTGCATTCGGTGCGTGGTCTAGTGATCCGGATTACAACTTTACCAAAACTCGCCGTGATGGGTTCCAAGGCGCACCTGGTTTAATGAACCGGCACAGCAAATTGAATCTGATTATTGACGGAGGCACTTTAGCTAGAGGTGGCTCTGGAGGTGGTGCTACTCCAAGTGGTGTCTACACTGAACTAACTTATGGAGTTCAAGGAGTACCTGGTGGAGCTGGTGCACCTTTTGGACGGGTTATGACAGGTCAGCCAATTTACAATGATACTCAAGACTGGCGTTGGTACTTTAATGGCTATTTTATGGTGGTTAAAGTTACTGATGCTGAAGCGGAGATACCAGGCAAAGGTTACCGAACTCAAAACGACCGCTATGGTTCTCCTTTATCCGGTGATGGTGGAGGTTGGGGCCAACGTGGTACTAAGTCCATCAACGATGGAACATGGAACTGGAATTACCACGGCACAACTGAAGGCCAGCCAGGAGCGGGTGGTACCGCAATTGTCGGAGTAGCTCCACTGACAACACAACTAATAAATGGAGGGAAAATTTTACAAACCCTTTAATACTTTGAAAGAACTTAGAGCACCCATGTCGGGTGCTTTTTTATTGTCTAAAAATATCTGGAGATATCAATGGAACCAGTTTCCACTAGCGGTTTAACAGCAATTTTAAAATTTTATGGGGCGGCAATTATGGTGACTTTAGCAGTCGCCTTAGTTGCAGCAGTTGTATTAATGACACGTATGCCACGATCGCCTCAAGAATGGGCTGTAGGCCTAATTTGTACAGTTGTATCAAGTTTAGCTGGTGGTTCATTCATTATTGTGAAGTGGGGGCTTCATGAATGGATTACAGATGTTTGGGGGATGATGGCACTCGGTGGATTCTTCTTCGTTTGCGGTATTCCCGGTTGGGCTTTGGTCCGATGGACTTTTAACTTTATCAACAAACAGGAAGGTAAGACGATTATTGAAGTAATCAAAGAAGTTAAGAAAGCCAGAAGCGATATCGAAAACAGTTAATGCCGCCTTCGGGCGGTTTTTTACATCTAAAGGAAACAGAAATGAACTTTTGTAATTTACAGAAAACACTTGGTGTTGCAGTTGATGGAAAAATAGGACGTGGCACATTGACAGCTTTATTCAAGAAGCTTGGTGCAAATCAAAGCAGAGCTGAAGAACTTGCTTTAGCTGCAAATGTGCATTTAAAAGAATATGCAATTTTGTATAACGAGTTACGCTTTGCACATTTCATCGCTCAGCTTGCACATGAGTCAGGCAACTTTCGATATATGGAAGAAATTGCATCTGGTGCAGCGTACGAGGGCCGTAAAGATCTAGGTAATGTTATGGCTGGTGATGGAGTTCGCTTTAAGGGGCGCGGACCGATCCAATTGACCGGTCGTGCTAATTATCAAAAGTATGGCCGAGCATTAGGTATTGATTTTGAAGCTCATCCCGAACTTGTAGTAATACCAAGTATTGGTTTTCTGGTTGCCTGTAAATTTTGGGTAAACAATGGGCTGAATGAGCTTGCTGATCGTGATGATGTGCTAACTATTACACGCCGTATTAATGGCGGTACAAATGGCTTGGATGATCGTAAAGCCAATCTAACTAAAATTAAAAGCTGGATGTCATGAAAGCTTTAATATTGCTGTGCATTCTATTATCAGGATGCACAGCTCATACAATCAATAGCAATGTGAATCTAGGTATTCGTGTGAGAGCCCTCTAAGAAGGGCTTTTATAATTTTAATTAAATATTATTTAGGTAGAGAGCTTTTACTTAATGATATAAGATTCTGAATGCAATCATATTATTGCCAAATATTTTATTCACCCATTGAAAACGATTTGAATTTTGCATGAATACTAAAAAAATGAGCACCTAAGTAGATATAGATAGCTATAGCACATTATTCAAATAAAGAAAAAATTGAATCATGTAATTACACTTTATATTCTATTTTTGTAAATAGAATATATTTAAATATGGGAATCTGAGATTTTTTAATATAATACATTCTCATTAATTACATTTTGTGGAAAATAACTCTTAATATTAGGAACATGAGCTCCCATACTTTCAAAGTGTTGTTTTGTATTGTAATTAACTAAAAGAGTAATGCCAATTATCTCACAATCTTCAACAGTGCAGTTTTCAAAAAGGATTATACCAGCTAGCTCTACTTGTTCTGGTAACAATAATATACTGCCCGCATCTAAAAAATTATTACCTATATAATTTCCTCCTAATATTGCGATACATCCTGGTCCAATTAACTTACATCGTTTAAATACTTTATTTTTATGTATTTGCATTCTAGGTAAATTTAAGTCATACAAGTTAATTATCTGATCTGTAAAAACATCAGAAAGTGGATTGATTGTAGATTTTGGTAATGATAAGGTTGCTAGATAATTTGCTTCAATATTGAATTTAGTAGCCTCAGCATTTTTTGATTTTGATAGATTAATTATATAAAATATTAAGCTGAAAATTAATGCACTTATGGTAGCTACGATAACCCATATAAATGATCCTAAATCATTTATTTCTTTTGAAGCTCGGGCTAATAATGCAGTGCTTGTAGTTCCTAAAAGAATGAATATAAAGGTAACAATTTTCCAAATTAATTCTGCCCATTCTGCACTAATCTTAAATTTCAGGAATAAGTTTTTTAGCATTAAAAATTCTCTCAAATCAAATACTTCATTTTTACTTAATATTTTTAAAGCAAATAAGCGAAACAATCAACAAACTAATTTTTTATAATCAAAATGCCATTCCAAGTAAACGGATTTCTACTCAATTTATCTCTCGACATTGACCAATTTCTATTTGGTATAAAGCACGGACCCACACTAATTTTCTTCTTTCCAAACTTGCCATGGATACCATCCATAGCCTGCATCAAACTTTCTTTTTTCTCTATATTTTTAAAATCAGTTAGAAGGTCATAAGTGTGGCCAGATTTTGGCTCTAAACATGTAAGCACAACACCACACTTCTTATATTTAATTCCTTCTTTATAAATATCGTTCAACATTCTTGTCGCTGCTTTGACGAAATCGATAGCGCAATCAGTTGGCTCTGAAAATGAGCCGGTAATAGATTTATTGTAAAACGGCACATTTGGATCAAAAGGGTTTGACTGAACGAAAGCAATCATGCATCCGCACAACAATCCTTCATCACGCAATCTTTTACAGGCATCTTGAGCATACATTGAGATAGCTTCTTTTAGATCCGTTAGCTCAGTTACGCGACCACCGAAAGACCGGCTTGCAACTATTTGTTTTTTTGATGGGGGAGTGTGCTCGATCTCAATACATGAGATACCCTGAAGCTCGTAGATTGTTCTGGACATCACAATTGAAAACTTTTTCTGCATCTCTCGAGGTTCTGCACAGGCCAGATCTAAAACAGTATTAATGCCTATTGATTGCAATTTCTTTGAGTGTTTACGGCCAACGCCCCAGACCTCACTTACATCAATCTGCGCGAAGTAATATTCTTTGTTGCACGGATCCATTGATACAAGATCGCACACACTGTTAAAACCCGCATTCTTTTTAGCAATATGATTCGCAATCTTCGATTCTGTTTTACTTCTACCGATACCGACGCAAACTGGTAAGCCAAGCCATTTCCATATTTGTTGTCGCATCTCTTGGCCAACTTTTTCTAAATCAAAGTTCTGCTCATAAGCGGTAAAATCAACGAAACACTCATCTATTGAGTAAGGCTCAACTTCTTCATCAGTTACGTACGAACTCAGAATCTTATGAAAACGCCTCGACATTTCTGCATACATTGCATAGTTGCTTGAAAGTACGATTACGTTATGCTGCTGAACAATATCTGTAATTTGAAAAAGTGGCACACCCATTTTTATATTTAAGGATTTCGACTCATTGCTACGCGCCACGGCGCACCCATCGTTATTGCTGAGAACTATCACTGGCTTATTATTCAAACTCGGGTCAAAGACTCTCTCACATGAGACGTACATGTTATTAACATCTATAAGAAAGAAGACTTTGTTCTCATGTTTCATGACTTATTTCTTATCATTTTAATGATACAAGTAACAACGCCCCAAATAAGCAGCTCTTGGCCATCTAATAAATGAATATCTTTGTAATCTGGGTTTTCTGCTTTAAGCCATTGACCTTTTTCATCAATCATTAGGCGCTTAACTGTAAAATCATTATCGATTAGTGCCACGACAATATCGCCGTGTTTTGCATCGAGACTGCGATCGACAATTAGTTCGTCATCAATATCAATACCTGCATTCAGCATTGAAAGGGAAGCAACTTTGACAATAAAAGTTGCAGTTTCATTTTTAATTAGGTGCTCATTCATATCGAGAGCTTTGTCGATGTAATCTTGTGCTGGGCTGGGAAAACCTGCTGAAATCTTTTCTAGAGCATAGGGGACAAGCATGTGAGTAGTTGGTATAACTTGCTTGATTAATAAGGCTTCAGATAAAACAGCCCCTTGTGTGAGGTACGGTTTTATCTGGATAATGGATGGTGCAATTTCGCTCATAGAATATCCCCTAACTTGAATTTGTAACATATTCAAGATGATATGCTAGAGCTTAGTTAAATTTCAAATTTAAAAAGTTGTGGATAAATAATGACTAGTCACAACTTGTCGCAGATTATTGTGCATTTGGTCGGAAATTCATCATCTAGCATTAGTATCTATGTCAATTAGTAAGTTGACGACCCGTATAAGCCTTTGAAGTAACTCTAAAAATCCCTCTATTTTAGGTTTATTAGATGGGTTATTAATATGTTCAATTACTGCATTACACTTAAGAACATACTCTTTAATTTCTTCGTACTTCTTATCGAAAAAAGGAAAATTGGGTAATTTTATATTTTCCAAATTAATAATTTCTAACTTATTTAAATTCTCAATTTTTAAATTTAAATCACTTAAATCTTTAAGTAATAAAGGATCAAATGAAAGATTAAGATTAGGATGATTTTGAATAATATTTTTAATTTCTTTTTTTAATATATTATTTATATCTGAATTTTCAGTAAAAAAATCTTCCACATCTTGATAAGTTTCATTAACTGAAAGTGAATTTTTGATATCATCTACTGAACTTGGGTTTAGTCCGACGTTTAGGAATGAAGTAGTATATTTTAAAAAATTATTGATGTCGAAAATATAAAAGTCATCTACAGATGATTCTATAAATATCTCTTGTTTTAATTCAGGTCTAGCGCCAAGAATTTTCTTTCCATTCAAATTCTCGACTATTCTCCAATCCTCTTTTACATCTTCACTAATAAAAATTATATTTTTAATGTTGGGGTCTTTTGAATATTCGATAATTTGTTTAAATATTAATAAATCGCCAAACTTAGACTTATATGTTAAGCCATTAAATGTAAAAACTTCATTTTCTTTGACCTTTTCATCTTTATAACCAGGAGGAGTCATATTTTTATAGCGATTCTCACCATTCCTGAAGATATCATCCAGTTTAGCTTGAGTATCAAAAATATTGTTACCCAGACTATTTCCACTAAAAATGTAGTCAAACTCTTCTCTTATATAATCTTTTGAGGTTAAGTAAATTTTATCTTGATCTATATCAGTTATTAACTCTCTAATCTTACCGACTTCCTCTTTGAGTAAATCTTTAACGTCTTCAATTTCTGATGAGATATTATTAATTATATCCTCTATTTTAGTGTAAATAATTAGATGCTTGGTTTTACTAGTAAATTTATTTTTAAATGTATGGAAAATTTTATCATCAAATGAAATTGAGTCTAAAAAATCATCGGTCTCTTTTTGCATATCTTGAATATAAATTCTGTGATTTTTTATAACTTTCAATCTGTTCCTTTGGAACTCAAGTGCAACATGGTAAGGAATCCATAGTCTTGAATTTAAGAATTTCAAAATATTTATAAAATCTTCTCTAGATTCTTTCTGAAATGAGTAAAGGCTTAATAAAACATTAGTATCCAAAATGAATCTTGTATTGGGGCTGTTCCAAATAGATTTTAAATAATCATCTTCGTGATTTTCGTAAAAAGAAATAAAAGCGTCTTTCATAAGTAATAGATTTTTCTAAAGTTTAGAAAAATAATTTATATGACTTCTTTTTGAAAATCAACAAGAAGGAAAGCCTATCTTTTTCGCATGCAATTAACTGCTGTAAATTCACCTAGAGGCAGCTCAAAGAAAAATTGATCAGCATCTTCTTTTTTGCAGTTTAGCCAGTCATTTCGATATTCTTCAGGAATGACGATGATAGATCGCTTTTCGTCTTCGGGTTTATGAAATTGATTCATAAATGGGTGATTAGTAGCATTGATTGTTAACATAGACATTGACCTAACTTGCTGGCCTTCTATCATTGTTGATTCATAAATTGCAGCGACAGTGAAGGGCATTCCGTCTTTACGAAAAATTCCCCAACGCTCTGCTTTACCGTTTATATAACGTGGTTCATAAATCTTTTCTACAGGTATTAGTGCAAACTGGCTTTTAGCCCACGCATGACGGAAGCTCGGCTTTTTATCAACCGTCTCAGTTCTGGCGTTGTAGGTATACTTTGAGAATTTCAAATCATGGTTCCAAGGTGGAATCATGCCGAACTTAACCTGACGCCATTCTATATGGCCATCTTTAGAAAAAATAAGAGGGCAGTCATAACCCGGATAAACATCAGCTTTATAGTCGAATGTAGGTTCGAATAGATCTAGTAGATGTACTCGGTCTTTTGAAATCGGTTCATAGTTTGCGCACATAGTTGTTTGCTCACTATTTATGCTCTATTTATTTCTCGAATCTTAAGGTTTATCTGTTTATATAAACTATCCATTAATTCGTAATATTCCTTGTATGTTTTACGTATTCGTGTCATTTCTCCGGAATCCTTATCCAATTCCATATTCTCAGCTACATGCTCATAACAGGTATTAAACATTGAATATTTTGCATTTATTGCTCTTTCTCTTGGATCGCCCTCAGAAAGGCCCAAGGTAAGTTTTGAATCAACCCACGCTTCATTAGATGAACCCGATTTTAATTGGTGATAAATAGGGCCATAATAATCCTGAATGATTTCCTTATTTATATATAAAAAATCGATTGCAATTCCATAATATTCATTTAGCAGGTTCTTAAGTTCAAGATTTTCGTTATAATTTAAATACCGTTCCATATTTAAATAAAAGTCATCAAGAAGTTGATCTGAAATTTCATGAGCTTTACGCATTATGGAGTGGCCCAAATAATATGAGTTCTCTTGTTTATACACTTCATAAATTCTTATTACAGTTCGACAAATTAGATCAATCTTTCTGTTAAATCTAATTAGGTTCTCTTCAGAAGAGTTCAATAAAGTTGAATCAGCTTCAAAGTTTTTTTGGTATCTCCATGAATTTAATAATAGGATTGCAATGATAGGTGCAATCAGTGTAGCGGACCAAACAAACATATTCGAAATAACACTAGGAATTTCTTTTTTTCCTGTTTCAAAAAACGTTGTAAGTGCTAAGCCAATACATAAAGCGAAGCAGACCAGGACTATATAGAAAATCAAACTAAGTGCAATTGTTTCAGCTAGTTCATTAGAAGTAATTTTATTTTTTAAAAAGTTCAATATTTTCATTAAGCTAATTTCTCTGTATAAAAATCATTTTGGTAATATCTAATATTTAAATCAGATTGCCCAACTATCAACATGATCAGCCCACCATTGTATCAATTGTATTCATTTAGCTTCTTATCATGCTCATAACCATATAATTATTCTTTAAACCCAATGACCAACCAGTCTCTTTATAGAATGGCTCACCATATTTGATTGTGTGCTCAATATAAAAATAGACCCAATCTTTCATTTGTGATTCTCAATTATTCAACTTGCGATTTAATATTTTAGGGGCCAATTAATTAGGCCTACTTCTTACAATGTTAGCTCAATCTTACAAACTTTTTCTTCTGCATTTTAATTTGAGTCTAATTTTTAAAAGTTAGATATCTTTTTTTGATCCAAATGAACATAATTTAATCGGCAAAAATTCTTCTAGTACAAATGATCGTACTAAAAATGTTCAATGATTTTAGTTAAATACGGGTTACAAAGAGCTTTTAGGACAAAATTAAATAGGTTTTTTACGGTATGAATTATTGCGGTATCAGATTGTACTGGAAAAAATACCGTAAAGATTACGGTAACTGGTGGAACGTTTTGGTACTTTATGAAACTAATTAGAGTTTGTTATAGTAGTGATATCAATGGTTTTGGTAAGAATTGATACTTGCTGAAACTAAAAATTGGTGCGCCCGGCGGGGATCGAACCCACGACCCCAGGTTTCGGAAACCTGTACTCTATCCAACTGAGCTACGAGCGCATGCGTGGGGCACATCATAGGAAAAAAACACTGGCAGGTAAAGCACGAAATACGTGCCAAGTGAATTTAATGCTTAATTAAACAGCAAGTTGTTTAATATTTATATACTTTCTTGAAGA